GAGGGAAGACCAGATGCACAAACTCTTGATTTGAGTTTCCAAGTTATTGGAACACCAGCAGAATCATTTAGTTAACAAGAAATCGGGAGCAAAATGAAACTAAATATAACAATTGAATACAACTCAGGCGAGCAAGCCACTTATGTAGCCCAACCGCCTGAGTGGGCAAAATGGGAAAAGCAGACAGGACACACCATTGGTCAAGCATCCGAAAAGTTGGGCGTTTGGGATCTTATGTTTCTTGCTTATCATGCACATAAGCGAGAACTTGGTGCAGCCAAACCCATCAAGCCAATGGATATTTGGATGGAAACTGTTGCCGATGTAATAGTCGGTGATGCAGACCCAAAAGCCACCCAGCAGGAAGCCTAAGTAGATTATTGGTTGAGTTGGCAATAGCCACACAAATACCAATGAGCGAATGGGTTGAAGCAGAGGACATTTTAACAGCGATCGAGATATTGGAGAAACGGAATGGCAACTAGCACCGAACCTCTAATAGTCTATGACAAGAGAGAATTAATGTCATTCGCTAAAGTAATTAGAAACATGAGCGACATCGCAGTCCAAGAAACCAAACGCAGAGTTGGCGAATTGGCTGAAAAAGAATTATCTGAAATTCGCAGAATTGCTGCATCTAGGGGCAAGGTTGCTGATCGGATTGCCCAAGGCGGTAAAGTTAAAAAGTCATCATTGCTTGGTGAAATATCTTTTGGTTTTGCTTCACAAAGATTTTCCGGTGGAGCAACAACTCAATTTAATACTCGAAATGATACAAAAGGCAATCGCCTTGGTATTGGTGCAGCACATGAGTTTGGTTCAAAGAATTATCCTCAATTCCCAAGATGGAGTGGGCCAATGCCTAAAGGTTCAGGGTCAAGAGGATATTTCATTTATCCAACTATTAGATATTTGCAACCAACAATAATTAAAGAATTTGAACAAATCATTTTGGACATAAGAAAAGAGTTTGCTGATGGCAGGTAATAGCAGAACTTTAACCCTTGCACTTGCAGCCGATATTGATGGTCTTAAAAAAGGCTTAGATGATGCCAACAAGGTAGTAGATAATTCTGCAACTCAAATTGCTGAGTTTGGCAAAAAGGCGGCATTAGCCTTTGCAGCAGTTGGAGCAGCAGCAACAGCATTTGCCGTTTCAGCCGTTAAGGCAGCAGCAGAGGATGAAAAAGGTCGTAAATTATTAGAACAAACAATTCGTTCAAATACAAAAGCGACTGAAGATCAAATTGCAGCGATTGACAAATACATTACTAAACAATCAATTGCGACCGCAACCACAGATGATGTTTTAAGACCAGCCCTAAGCCGTTTAGTTAGATCTACTAAAGATGTTACTGAGGCTCAAAAATTATTAGATCTTGCTCAAAACATAAGCCTTTCTACTGGCAAGCCTTTAGAAGCAATTGCAAATGCCTTAGGTAGGGCATACGATGGAAATGTAACTGCTTTAGGCAAACTAGGCATACAAACAAAACAAAACATAACAGTAACTAAGGATAATACTGCTGCCGTAGATGCTGCTGAAAAAGCCCAATTAAACTATGACTTGGCATTAAAAAAGTATGGTGCGACTGCTGATGTAACTCAAAAAGCCTCTTTAGCATTATCACAGGCTCAAGATAAAATTGGACAAAGCACATCAAGCACCAAATCAGTTGTAAAAGATTTCGACACAATTGTTGGTGATTTACAAAAAACATTTGGTGGATTTGTTGAGAATGAAGCAACAAACGCTGAGTTTAAGTTTAGGCAATTAACCATTGCTTTAGATGAAACCAAAGAGCAAATTGGTGTTGCATTACTCCCAATAGTAAAAGAATTTGCTGATTATTTACTCGCCACAGTTGTGCCTAATGTCCAAGCATTGGCTGCTGGATTAACAGGCGATAGCAGCGTAACCGCTGGAATTACCGATGCAACAAAAGGTGCTTATGCCTTTGGGCAACAATTAAGATCAACCATTGAGTTTGTTATCAGCATAAAGGATGAATTGTTAATACTTGGTGGCATTATTGCAACTGTATTTGTAGCCAATAAGATAATTGCATTTGTGGCAGCAATTCAAACATTGATTACCGCAATGGTTGCTTTAAGAGCAGCAGCAACCGCTGCAAGCGTGGCGACTGCTTTTGCAACCGGTGGAGGATCTATCGCTGCTGGTGCCGTTGCTTTGGCTGCTGCTGGTATCGCAACCGGAGTTGTAAGTAGTGCCGTTTCTGGAGGTAATGCTGCAAACGCTGCATCAACCGCTACTGCTGGTCAATTGGCTACTGGAGCAGCAAGGGCTGGCACCACAGTCAATAACATTACAGTTCAATCAGTAGATTCCGAAGGTGCTGCAAGAGCAGTTGCAAAAGTACTAAATGACAGCGCATCAAGATCAGTTCCACAGTTATATAATAGTGGGATAACTAGGGCTAGATAATGACAGTTTGGACACCAGACTGGAAACTAATTGTTTCAGGCATTGATTACACAAACATTGCAATTGCTGACATAACGCATCAAGCAGGTCGTACAGACATTTATTCTCAACCTAGTCCGTCTTATATTCAAATTACTTTAGTTGCTTTATCAGGTCAAACTTTGCCATTTGATATCAATGACAGTTTAGATTTACAAGTCAAAGACAGTTCCGGATCTTATGTAAGTTTATTTGGTGGAGATATTACCGATGTAACTGTTGAGGTTGGCGTGACTGGCTCATTGGCAACTGTTGTCAATTACACAATCCTAGCAATGGGTTCATTGGTTAAACTCGCTAAAGAAATTTACAATGACAATCTTTCACAGGATCAAGATGGTGATCAAATTTATGAATTGCTTTCCAGCGTGTTGCTTGCATCATGGAATGATGTAGCAGCAGCGACAACTTGGGCAACTTACAATGTAACTGAAACTTGGGCAACGGCAGGTAATCAAGGTTTAGGCGAAATAGATCAACCGGGGCTTTACACGATGTCCAGTAGATCAGCCGATCCTGATACTGTTTATAACATTGCCAGTTTTATTGCCGATAGCGCATTTGGTTATTTTTATGAAGCACCTAACGGAGATATTGGTTATGCCGATGCCGACCACAGACAAACTTATCTAATAGCCAATGGTTATGTTGATTTAGATGCAAGCCATGCTTTAGGTCAAGGATTATCAACGATCACTAGATCAGCAGATATTCGAAATGATATTTATATTAATTACGGAAACAATTTCAATTCACAGGCAACTGCCACGAGTGCAGAATCTATTGGCTTATATGGCTACAAAGCCCAAAACATCAATTCCGCTATTCATTCAGGTGTTGATGCTCAAGAGGTTGCAGATCGTTATATTGCCCAGCGTGCTTTTCCATTGCCAGCCTTTCAATCCATAACCTTTCCAATAACCAATTCAGAAATTGACAATACTGATCGAGATCACCTTTTAGGCGTTTTTATGGGTCAGCCATTAAACATTCAAAATTTGCCCACGCAAATATCAAATGGAGAATTCGAGGGCTATGTCGAAGGATGGCGTTGGAGCACTAGGTTTAATGAATTATTTCTGACAATCAATCTTTCGCCTGTGGCGTTTAGCCAAGTGGCGATGCGCTGGAATAGTGTGCCAGTTACCGAGGCATGGAACACGATAGGCAATACTTTGACATGGGAATACGCTACAATCGTAGCCTGATAATAGGAGAAAAATGGCAACCACTACAAATTACAGTTGGACAACACCGGATGACACCGCTTTGGTCAAAGATGGCGCATCCGCCATTAGATCTTTGGGAACTGCAATTGATACCACAGTATTTAATAATGCAGCAGCAGCAATACCAAAAACACTTATTGATGCAAAGGGTGATTTAATTGTTGGTTCCGCTGCTGATACTGCCGCAAGATTGGCGGTTGGAACAAATGGATATTTATTAACTGCCGATAGCGCAGAAACTACTGGTTTAAAATGGACTGCTGCTCCGGCTGGCGGTAAAGTTTTACAAGTTGTTCAAGCAACATCTAGCACAGTAACAACAGTTGCAAGTACTACAATGACTGATAGTGGTTTAAGCGTAACGATCACTCCAACATTATCATCAAGCAAAGTTTTGATTTTAGTAAGTCAAGGATTGCTTTTAGCAAGAAATAGTGATAGAGCATTAGGTGGATGGCGTTTGATGAGGGGTGCTACTGAAATTTTGAATGGTAATGATGGTTTTTTCATTTTAGCAAATCTTGGCGGTTCTACTTATCAGACTAATATGCAGGCATATTTTGCATTAAATTATTTAGATACCCCATCAACAACATCTGCAACAACTTACAAAACACAAATAAAAGTTAATACAACAGCCGATAGTGCCAAAATACACGGTCAAGGTGAAAATGGTGTAACAAGTTCAATAATCGCTTTAGAAATAGGTGCATAATGACAAGTTATTTAGTTGATGCAATTAAATTATTAAAACCAACTGCTGAATTTTCATTTACTGATAATGACTATTCAACTATTAAATGGGATGTTCTTGAAGGTGATGCACCTACGCAAGTAGAGATTGATGCTGCAATTGATCAGGTCAAAGCAAATGAAATTGCCGAAGCCCAAGCGAAGGCTCAGGCTAAGGCAGTATTACTTGAACGCTTGGGTTTGACCCAAGAGGAGTTTAATACTCTCATAGCATAATCTTGAGGAATTGTGCTAAATAAATTATGAAACCATGGTTATCAAAAGCGGCGGTACAACTGCGTGAGCAGATCGATGACACTTACCAAGATCGCAGCCGGAAATCTGATGGGTGGGCGGCTGATCTGCGTCACCAATTACGAGGTAAGAGCGACCACATACCCGACAGTAAAACCGGAGTCGTTAGGGCTATCGATGTTGACGCTCGCCTTTCTGACGACAAAGGGGCTTCAACATATTTGGCAGATCAAATTCGACAGTATGCAAAAAGTAACGGACGTATATCTTATGTAATTCATTTGGGGAAAATTGCTTCTCCGATTATGAATTACAAGTGGAGAAAATACCGAGGCTACAATTTGCATAATCACCACATCCATATTTCATTCCGTAAAGACCAAGATAAAAATTCAGAGTTTTTTGATATACCACTAATAGGGGGCAAGCAATGAAAATAAGTAATAAGCAAAAAGCAATACTAAAAGCATATTTCAAAGGCGTTTTAGTTTCTTTCCTTACATTTATTGCAAGCAATGAACTTGGATTTGACCCAACAGTCTCGGTAATACTTGCCGCACTTGCCCACCCTGCCGTCAAAGCCTTGGATAAGGCTGACTCTGATTTTGGTATTGGTAGTCAAGAATAATGACAGCCCTTGAGTGGGCTGGTTTTCTAGCAGGAATCACAACCACACTAATAGGACTTCT